CCTTTTATTATTTATATTTTTTATTATAATTGTTAGATATTTAAAAATAATTAATCATACCATAGCAAATAATTTATTTATTTTTAGTATTATAGTTTATGTTGTAATAATTTACTATAAAATAAAATACAATAAATTTACATTAGGTGAAGAAAGAGCTAATCAATTTGCATATGATAGTACATCCTCTATTTTTAAAGAAGCTGCAAGAATTTTATTACCACAATATATGACTCGTGATAGATGTCCTAAAGGATGTAAACATAAACATCATCTCAAGAAATGTCCTAAAGATTTACCAGGTTGTGATGATTCAGATAATATAAGAATTAAAGAGATGAGCACAGATTCTACATTAAATAATTGGAAATATGGTGATATTTTATATCAAGACTGTGAAGTGATTAGTCCATCAGAATTGTTACCAAGTGAATTAAATGATCTTAAAAAACGCGGTATAAATTTAAATGATAGACTTATGAAATGTCCTTTGCGTAAACCATATATGAATCCAGATACAAATGAAGTTGTTAAATATATTATTATGAATGAACCAGAACCGTGGTATGCAGCTGTAGAAAATAAACCAAAATCCACAACAATTTATGAATGTGAATGGGAAGGAGTTGGAGAACCATTGGGAGATCAAGGTTATAATTTTAACAGTCAAATACCTTGTCATCATTATCCAAATTATGTGCAAAAAAGTGTAAAAATAGGTGGTGAAAAAGTTAATTAATTTTTGATAAAACTTTTTACACAAAAATTTATTTTTATTAAAAATTTTTTTGATAAAAATATATACTTAATATATATGAGTAATAATCAAGTTACAATGGAAGCACAAAGACAGAGTGCAATTTTATCTCATAATTTAAAAGATCAGGCGAGAAATTTAGCTACTGAATATAATACAAAAACAGATTTACGAAATCAACAAGAGAAGATATTAAATAAATATGATCAATATTTAACATTACAGAATGAGAAATTAAATAAAGAGTTACAAGAATTGAAAAATATTGAATCACATATTGCTACAAGAGATGCATTAGTAAGAGGAAATCAAAGTGAATATGAGAAGAAACAGAAGAGAATACATGTTTTAAAAGTATTTTTTGTAGTGATTGCATATTTAATCTTTGTGGTAATTGCATTTTTAGGTAAAAAAATAAGTTTAGCATTTTTAATGACAAACCTTATAGCAGTCTTATTTATATATTCTTTATACGTTGCATGGGTATATAATTTATTATTTGTTAAATCTTTTACTAAATATGTAGAAAGCGATCTTGATAAAATGAGAAGAGAAATTTATAAAGAAGGTCGTAAAATAGAAGATGATATTAATCAATATATTAATGGAAATTGTGACTGTCCTCTGAAAAATGGTAAAACTAATGGTGGTAAAATACCAAAAATACCATCAAAATATCATCCACCTGGTATATTACCACGAAATGATGGGATATATTACTATGATGGAAGTGCACCTCAAGAAAGATTATATCCATTAATACCTAATTTAAGTACAAAAGAGGAAAACTATAATCCAGATAATTATAATAATAAAAAAGAGAATCCATATGGTTTTGAAATAGACTGGGAAGTTTCATCAAATAAAGATGATAAAATGATAGTAAATAATACAGTATCTAAAACATGTAATAAAAAATATAATAAAATGGATAAAGATAATTCAAATTATTGGACCGTTGATCTTTAATAATTACATCATTATATAAGAAATATGAATAAAATTATATAAGAAATATAAATAAAATTATATTAGAAATATGAATAAAATTATATAAGAAATATGAATAAAATTATATAAGAAATATAAATAAAATTATATTAGAAATATAAATAAAATTATATAAGAAATATGAATAAAATTATATAAAAAGTATATAAATAAATTATATATTATAATAATAATGCCAATACAAGAATTTAATACATTTTCATATTTATCAGGAGTTTTAACAGGAATGATTATAGATTGGACAGATATTGTTCCTTTAATGACTGGATTTGTACTTGGTTTATCAATCAAGAAGATGCCGGAATTTGTAAATGTGAATGATTTACCAAAATATATACAAAATTATGCAAATAATTTGAAGGCTTTTATTCCTGTAAATTCAGAAAAATAAGTAAATTTAGAAAATATACACATATAGTATAATTATATATGTATATAGGTGGACATTATCATTGTATTTATAATTATGATGATCTATTAACCGCAATTAATCATATTAGAAAAGTTGGAGGAAATGCATTACAAATATTTGTTGGAAAGAATACATCAACTACAACTTCTTCTAAACAGAAAGCTGTTTTAACAGATAAAGAAACTAAAAATATTAAGAAAATATTAAAAGAGTTGGATATGAAATTATTTATACATGGATCTCTATCTCTTAATTTGTGCAATCCATTAATACCAAAATATTTATGGTCATTAGAAAATCTATTGTATGATCTAAATTTCGGTCATAAAATAGGTGCTGAAGATGTAGTTATTCATTTAGGAACTGTGATGAAAGATAGATATAATATTGAAAATAATAAAAGAGCAGAAAGAGAAGCTTATAAAAATATGGTGAAATCATTAGAATATGTAGCAGTTAGAGTTCCACCGAGAATTAAAATATTGATTGAGACCAGTGCGGGACAAGGTGGTAAAATTGCAACCAAAGTGGAAGACTTAGGTAAATTGTACAGTAAAATTAAACCAATATATCGTAGAAAAATCAATTTTTGTGTGGATACTTGTCACATATTTTCAGCAGGATATCCAATCAATCATAAAAATGGTTGGAAAGAGTACATTGATCTATTTAATGAATATATTGGTGTTAAATATATTAAATTAATACATTTGAATGATTCCAAAGTGGGATTAGGTGAAGGAAAAGATTTACATACAAATTTAATGAAAGGTTACATCTTTACAAGAAATAAAGAAGCACTTAAGACGATAGTATTGTGGGCTAAGAAACATAAAGTTCCAATGATTCTTGAGACAAGAGATCTATTTTTGTATGATAAAGAGATAAAATTGGTTAAAAGTTTATGTTAATCATGTCCATCATAATACATATAAATACATTCCACCAATTCTGTATTTTGTCTATTTTCAATTCTATGAATCTGTTTTTTAATTTCTTCTCCTAGTTTTTCAAGGCGAGTAGCAATTGGTGGATTCTTATTATTTCCTGATTTTGAAATATACTTATCTGGATTAAATCTGATATAGATCCATTTACCTGAATGTACCATATATAGATCATTATATCTCGCTTCTTCATCCATTTCATCATATGATTTATGTTGATTTTCATCAGTTTCTATAGCAAGTATTGTGTTACCAATTATTTTACGATGATCTATTCGTCGTCTCATAGTACAATCACAATGCCCTGTATATAAAGGTTTGTCATGAATAAAACTATCAAAATTATCATTGATATAATTACGAACAGTGATTTCCTTGGAATTGCATTTAATTTGTAAAGTTATTGGATCATTTGGAAATTCATGGCTGAAACAAAATGTACAATATCCTTTATATTTTTTATTTCCACTAACTTCACATAATCCATCTTGACCTTTACATCTCTTATCTTTTACATTTATCATTATATCTGTTTTACATTGAAGGCAACAAATAGGTATAGATTCTCCAGGTTTATTAAATGATGGTGCTGCTTTATCGCATAGACATCTTTTATATGTTACATTAACCATATTATCTGTTTTACATAGATGACAGCAGATTGGTGTAGATTCTCCAAGTTTATTAAATAATGGTTTTCCTTTTTCACATAAACATAATTTAATTGTAACGTTGACCATTTTATCTGTTTTACATTGAGAACAACAAATTGGTACAGAATTTCTTGGTTTATTAAAATATGGTATGCCTTTGCCACAATAACATCTTTTACCTTTTACAATAAACATATTATCTGTTTTACATTGATAACAACAAATTGGTTCAGACTCACCTGGTTCATTATATGTAGCCTCTCTCTTTCCGCATTTGCATTGTTTACTTTTTATATCAGTTAAATTATCTTTTGTTGAATTATTATTTGTTGAATCATTATTTGTTGAATCATTATTTGTTGAATCATTATTTGAATGAAAATTTTTTATATGTCTACTTAAATTTTTACTTAATATCATTTTACCACAAAAAGTACATGTTTTTTTATATTTTTTAGATTTTTTTATATCCATGAATCCTATTAGGAATTTGTCATAATTAGATAATATATCTTCTCTATCTATGTCAAGATAATTAGCAGGACATACAATCTTATTTTGTAAATGTTTGTCAAGTCTTACAAAATTTTTTCCACAACGAAGGCAAGTTTTTGTCATTTATTATAGAGATATAATCTTATACTTTTATATACTTTATGATTTAACTAAATTTTCTATAATTCAATCATAAATCCCATATATAATAATAGTATCAGATGGTTCATGTTTAATATAGTAATGAAAACTGTGATTAGCTGTAAATGATATCATCGCCTGTTTCTTATCACTCTTTTGACAATTAGGTGTATCATCCACAATAATTACAGTATCATTGTATAATTCAGAGACAGCTAATCCATCAATATTATTAACAATATTGTAGAATTTTGCATTACCAAGTTCAAACATATTTTTACATCCCAACTTCTGATACAAATTTTTAAGATTTATATGAGATTTTTGCACAAATTTAGGTAAAGTAACATTGACTGTTGTTTTTCTTGCCGATGAAATCTTATGATAAAAATTTTGATCAAATTCAATTCCATTTTTAGGTAAGAATATACCTAATGAAAATTTTTGATCATCGTATAACATTTCTAAAAATTGTATTTTATCATCTTCATAGTAATTGAACTCATTAACTTGATTCATCAAAGGTATATCCTTTTTTATACCACTTTTATCAATAAAAATTCCCTTTTTTGTTCTACTTCTATCGAAGTTATGCATTAATTCTCCTCTAAAATACAAGACATTAATACCAATTAATTGAGTTAATCCTGTTATCATATCATATTTTATACAATTAGTGATAAAATTATTGGTTACATTTGCGATCCAATTATTGATTTGATTGGTGATGATGTGAGATTTTTTTATAAAATTACAGCTATAGATACCACCCATCTTTTTCAACAATTGTAAATATTCTGGTTTGATATTATCATAATATTTATGATTAATGAAGTAACAATTTGCCATATTTATGTATTCAGATGATAAGATATCACATGAAATTTGATACATATTTTTAATTATTTTATCATCATTTTTATCATCATTAATACCAAATAGATTTGAAATTTCATCTTTCGTAATATCAATACTACCTAAATATAGCAATAATGTTAAATAAGATGTAGAGAATGGTGTGTAAATAAATTTACTATCAATTAATTTCATAATTTTTAGATTGAGATAATTGTTGATGGATGTAAATTCATTTAATCGCGATGTTCGATTATCAATTGTAGTTGTATATAATTGACTTAATGTAGATAGTGGTGCATCCATTTATTATAAAAATAAATATAAATATAAATATAAATATAAATATAAATATAAAATATAAAATATAAATATAAATAATCTTTGATATTTATTTTTAAGTATATTTGTGAAAAATATATTTATTGAATATATAAAAAGAATGGACTATTGTAATCGTTGTCAAAAAATAATTAAATATGACTTAGATTTCAAAATATGCAAAAATTGTGATAAATATTACTGTAATGAGTGTGGCAATAATATGTTAAGATATATTGAACAGACTAATATTACATATAAATATCTCTTAAATAAATGTTTTTCATGTTTTATTGTTAAAGTTAATGATAATGAAACAGATATAGAAAAGATTTTTACATTACCTCAAAGTAATAATAATTATAATATTAATGATCAATCTCATATTCCAGAATATATTGAAAAATTTATTTTAAACGATAATTTTAAAAATAATATAACTTTACCAAAATATGATGAAAAATTAATTAATTATAATATACCGCAAACTTATGGTAAAACTGAACCATTTAAAAATGATATCGAAAAAGAAATGTTTATAGAGGATAATTTTAGTATAAGTAGTTGTGAAAGTTATTCAATAGATAGTTCTTTTGATACTCTTGATTTAAGTGATAGCGAATATGAAAGTAGTTGTGATTCTATAAGTTACTGTGAATGTGAAACTGAAAGTGAAAGTGAAAGTGAAAGTGAAACTGAAAGTGAAAGTGAAAGTGAAAGTGAAAGTGAAAGTGAAAGTGAAACTGAAAGTGAAACTGAAACTGAAAGTGAAAGTGAAAGTGAAAGTAGTAGTGAAACTGAAACTGAAAGTGAAAGTAGTAGTGATTTTATTAGTGATGAATCAAGTGATGAATTAATAGATAATAAAGTTGATAATAAAATAATATCAAATGAAGTAATTAATAATAATGATGATTTAGATACATTAACTAAAAAGTTTAATGATGCAAATGATGCATTAGATAGATTAAATGAAATGATTGCATCATTAGAAAATATTTCAAATAGAGATTTTGTTAATAAAAAAGAATTAGAACCATTAATAAATTTTGATGATATAGTTAATGTAGAGGAAAAAGTAGAAAAAGTAGAAGAAGTAGAAGAAGTAGAAGAAGAGGAAGAAGAGGAAGAAGATAATGATGTAGATATAAATATATCTGTTCCATTATTTTCAGAATATTATGAAACAAATGAAACAAATAAAACAAATGAAGAAATGGAATATTATGAAACAAATGAAGAAATAGAATATAATAATATAACTGATAGTTTAATATTAGATTATGTATTACTTAGAATTAGAAGAACAAGAGAAGATGTTATTAATGATATAATAAATGATAATTTAATGTAAATTTATAAAAATTAAACCATATAAAAAATATAGTTATAAATTATTTATATGGAATATATACATTGTTTAGCATGTGATATTGTAGTTAATAAAATACAATTATACTCTCATATTAATGGGAAAAAACATAAAAGAACTATGAAAAACACAACAGAATATGAAGATAATAATGTTTTTGAAGAAACGGAAAAGAGACATATTCCTAAAAGAAAAAATAAAAATAAATCTGTTCAAAATGATGATTATGAAAGTTTTACAAAAATCGGTGACTTTACATTCTCATATGAAGAATTAAAACAAATACAAAATATGTATGAAGATAATTTTGGTGAAGAAAAATTTTTAGATGATAAGAATCAAGTAGAGATAGAAGCACAATTTACGGAATGTGAATATTATCAGGAAAAATTAGAGATAGTGATAGATAAGATATAAATAAGTTTATTTTATAAATTGAATTTGTTATCATATAACTATATGATAAAAATCAAATGTTTTTCAAGTTTCTGTGATTCAGAACATTGCAAGAGAGATCTAATTAAATTGTATAGATTAAATGATGACAGTGATTATGGTAATAAATATATTTTTACATCTGACAATGATTATACACACGCAATCATAATAAATATTGCAATGCCTGACTTGAAGATTCCAAAAGAGAATGTGATTGGTTTAGCATGGGAACCATTACCATTTTTAAGATTGAGTCCACAATTTATAGAGTATGCTAAAAAATATATAGGTAAATATTTCATTGGAACTAAAGATAATTTACCCGAACCTTTTATTGAACATTATGCTTATATATGGCATGATCCATTACAAGATTATATACCAACTAAGAATAGATTGATGTCAATAATGGTATCTCAAAAAAATTATGCACCTGGTCATCAATATAGACATACATTAACAGAAAGAATATTAGAAGAGAATCTACCAGTAGATATATATGGACGAGGATGTCAATATTATGGTAATGATGATAGAATAAAGGGTGAATTTGGACATTTAAGTTCAGAACCGTATGAAAATTATAGATTTCATATATGTATTGAAAATTTCGTTACACCACACTATTTTAGTGAAAAAATAACAAATACATTATTATCTTCAACTACACCTATATACTTAGGTTGTGAAAATATTGACCAATATTTACCAGATAGTGTAATTAAATTAACGGGTAATGTGGATAATGATATAAAATTACTTAAAAATATATGTGAAAATCCTGAAAAATATAATATCAATATAGATGCAAATAGAGTTAGAGAAATTGTACATATTAAAAATGTTATTAAAGAATTCTTATAATAATATATTTTTATACATTACATTATCTTCTATTTTATTTTCTTCAATTCTTTTAATTTCAATAAAATTATTTTTGATCATAAAATCTTTAATTTCTTTAGATGTTGGTGCATTTATATATTTTGAATGTATGTTTTTTGGTAAATAATTTTCATTAATAATAGGTTTAGGTTCTTCCATAATTATAAAGTTAATGTTTTGTAAAAAATCTTCACATCCTTTTAGTATATTTAATTCATAACCTTGAACATCCATACAAAGTAAATCAATTTTATCAATATTATTCTCTTTAACAAAATCACATAATTTTTTAACTTTAATGTTTCCATTACATTTTTGAGTATTTTCAAAATCTATTCTCTTTAATAAAGAGGATGCACTATCATTATTTTTGGTAAATGAGTAAAATGGTAACATCTCATTTTTATTACCTAATGCATATGGTAAAAATATAATATTGTTATATTTTTCTAAATTTTTTCTATACATTTCTACAGTATTTGGATTACATTCAAAAGAATATATTTTAGAGTTTGAAAAATGTTTTGATAATTCTATAGATTCATTACCATATCTTGCACCAACCTCAAAAATAATATTTATATTTTCCATATGTTTTATAAATTTTTTATTCCAATAATTAGACATTTTAGTTTATACTATAATAAAATTATAAATAATGTATATATGGACGAAAAGGAAAAAAAAGTTTTAATTTTATTCAAATTAGCAAAAATTAATAATATATATGAATTAGTAAATTCATATATGAATAGATGTAAAAATATAGATTATTATTTCCTATATTGTGATAATAATATTGAAAATGATATTGAAATAGATAATAAATTGATTAAATTTAAAATGATTGAGAACAATTGGGAATCCTTATTGGTTAAAGTTATTAAAGCATTTGTATTTTTTAAAGATAAACAGTATACTAATATTATGATATCTAATGTGTCAACATTTATTAATGTTCCAAATATAATTACTAAAATAAATATTAATACACCTTGTTTAGCATACATGGGATACAATTATAGATATAAAAATACAGTTTATAATTGGCCTAGTGGTGCAGGATATATTTTTAATATAGACACCATAAAAAAAATATGTAAGTTTTTTGATGATAATAACTTTATTACACAAGATAATCAATTATCCCAAACATTTAGAAATAATTATCCTACAACAGATGACATATTTTTTGGTTATTATTTAAAAGTAAATAATATACCTATTCAAGAATTAGATAGAGGTAATATAATAAATAGTAATTATACAATTGATAATACGAATTATTCACATTATAGAATTAAAACAGGAAGTTATAATAAAGATTATGAATATATGGAAAAACTTATAGAAAAATATATTGAATAATATATATAATGATATATTTATCTACTATGTGTAAAAATCAAGGTAATCGATTACATGAATGGATACTTTATCATAGTAAAATGGGTGTAGATTATTTTATAATATTTTTAGATAATTGTCAGGATAATTCAAAAGATATATTGGAAGAGATAATTAAAAATTATGATATAAAGATTGATATATATGAAACAGAAAAATTTAAGCCTGAATATCAAAATATACATTGGATAAGAAGAAGTCATAAAATGTATGATTATGTTTTAGATAAATATAGAGAAAAAACTGAATGGATAGTTTTTATAGAAGTTGATGAATTTATTTTAAATTATAAAAATGATATAAAATTAGATTTATTTTTAAAAAATTTAGATACTAAATGTTTATATATAAATTCTTGGGATTTTAAAGGACCATTTAATGAAAATAAATCTATTTTAGGACAATCATATTTATGTTGGACGGATCAACATAGATACAATATTCATAGATATAGAGGTAAAAGTGTAATAAAACCGAAATATTTTAATAAATGTATGGATGCACATCATTTTCAAATGAGTAATAATAAAGTTTCAGATGAATTCAAAAAAAATAGAGAACTGTTACAAGTTTATCATGGAAAAGAGGTATATATTGATGATAATATTTTTAGAATAGGTCATTTTAGAAATCATTCTCCTCCGACAACTATAAACAATTTTATTAATGTTGATTACTTAATTAAGAAAAATATAGCAATAATTGGGGGAGGATGGTATGGATGTTATATAGCTGAATACTTATTAGATAATTTTAATCATTTAAATGTCACACTTATTGAAAAAAACGATGATATTTTTATGGAATCTTCTTATAAAAATCAAAATAGATTACATTTAGGATTTCATTATCCAAGATGTGAAACAACTAAAAACAAATGTAAAATATATTATGATAATTTTATAAATAAATATAATAAATTAACGGATAACATTGATAAAAATTATTATGTTATATCAAATAATTCCAAGGTAAATTATGAAGATTATATAAAAAAATATGATGGATATGAATTGATTGATAATATATATTTTAAAAATATTGAAGGTAAAATAATCAATACAAAAGAAAAATATATAAATTTTAGTAAATCTAAAAATTATTTTAAAAATAAATTTCAAAATAGAATTAATTTCAAATTAAATTATGAAGTTACAACAATTGAAAATAAAGAAAATAGTGTGATAATAAATAATGAATTAATATTTCACAAAGTTTTTAACTGTACATATAATCAAATTCAAAGTGATGAAGAAGTATTTTATGAAAAATGTTTGACACTGTTATATAAAAAGATAGACACAACACCTTTTGATTGTTTAACAATAATGGATGGTAATTTTTCTTCTATCTTCAACTATAAAGACAATATATATACATTAACTGATGTAAAGTGTACCCCTTTAATAAAAGGTAAATTTAATGAAATTAAAAAATATAGTGATTATAATTTAAATGATAAAATTAAAATATTTGAGGAAAATATTGTGAGATATTATCCAGAATTTAAAAATAAATTTAAATATTATGACTATTATGAATCATATAAATGTAAAAATATATCAGATAATGATAGCCGTGATATTAATATAAAAATTGATAAAAATATATTTAATGTTTGGTGTGGAAAAATAAGTTTAATATTTGAAATGAATAAAATAATAAATTTATTTATATAAAATATATGAATAAAGAGTTAGAAAATACATTGATTGAAATTAGAAATATCATACCAAAAGTGACGTTAAATGATGGTAAAGAATATGAAACGTTAGATCTATACTATTATCAACAAGGTTTATGGATTTCTAAGATATCAACAACAGTTGATAAAAAGTTAATAAATAATTCAAATCATTTTATAAATCATATAATAAAAACAAATGATTGGGGACAAGAGAATGGATATTACCCACCATATAAAAGGAAGGAACATAAAATTTATTCACGAATTGTTAAAAATTATTATGATATAATAAATAGTAAAATTGATCCTGTAATAATAGAAGATAAATGTATATTTTTACACAATAGTTTTAGTACAGGAAATGCAGGACATGATTTATTCTGTATATTGAATATTTTAATGAAATATAAAGATGTACCAGATATTAAGTTTGTCTTATTTGATGAAATAGATTCAAATAATAATTATCATATTATTAAATTATTTATAGATGATGAAAAAATTATAAAAATTAAATCAAAACAAATTTATAATTTTACAAAACAAGTATTTAATTTTGAAATAGATAATCATGGTCCAATAATTTTTAATTATATAGATATAATCAATGATATTAAAAAACAAATTATTGAAAAAGTTGAAACCATTTATTCCAATGAATATTATCAAAAATTGAAAAACAAGAAAGTTATATTAGTTAAAAATAATAATAATAAATATGTAGTTAGAACTGATGATTGTTTTAATGCAAATTTATTATTTAATTATTTGAATACAAAAAACGATTGGTATATATGTAATCCTGAAATAGATAACTTTTTTATATTTACTTACACATTATTACATGCCAAATTAATTATTATTGGACAACAAGGTATTTCCTGTTGTAATCAAATATATTTTAATAATGATAATAATTGTGAAATAATACCAATGATACGAAGTGGTGATTGTTATAGAAAACTATGTGATAATATATGTAATTGTGGAAATCAAAATTTATATTTACGTGATAATAATATTGTAAGAATTAGTCCAACACATCCATATGATAATAAAATGTGTAATGGATTATATTTTTCAAGAATAAAAAATATTTTAGTATCACCAAGAAATATTAAAGAAGAAAATGTAGAACAATTTACAAAAATAATGGATACTCTTAATTAAATAATTCAATAAAATTTCTTAAACTGTAATTTAAATTTTCTAACTCATTTTCTCCATTATTCAAAAATTCCAATGATATAACTCTATCATAATTTATTTCATCTAATAGATTAATAAATCTAAAATACTCATTTTTGTTATAATTTATAAATGGTTTCATAAAAGGCATACTAATGTGAATATGATTAATAAAATCTTTATAAATTACTAAATCTTCAATATTATCACTTTCCATAATACAATTGCCAATATCAATCATCATTTTTATATTAGGGTGATCAATTTTTTTTACAATTTCTCCAACTTCATTTACTGTATTTAAATAATTACAATCATACTTTTTACTATTATTTTCAATAGATATGATTAATTCTCTATCACCTATATAATCTCCAAGTCTATTAAAAAAATTGATAAATGTATTTTCATTATCACAATTCTTATCATTTAAAATTTTTCTATTTTTAGGACATCCAAATACTAAATTTTTAACACTATTTTTAATAGCAAAATCAATAACTTTCTCTAAATGCTCTAATAATAAAGTGTTATCTTTATCAAATATATTATCTTGAATTGTGTAAGTTACACTTTGAAAGGAATATAACTGTAAATCGTATTCTTCCATTAACTCTTTATCTATTGTAAAAATATCATTGTTAAATAAATCATACCAATTTCCAAATTTAGTAGGAGCTATTTCAATATATTTAATACCATAATTTTTCAAAATACTGTAATATTGTTCATTCTCTAAACTATTATTTGAAATATTTGAAACACATAATTTAATTTTTCTATTTTGTGTTGATTTTAAAATGAATTGTTTTAAACTATTATATACTAATTCTTTATCTCTGATATAACCATTTTTACCAAATGGGAAATATTTGTCATATATTGTTGTTGAATCATAATTAAAAAAACTAGTTGGATTATTTTTATAATTATATTCTGGGAATAATTCTATAATTTTAGAAGTTGATAATGGTTCTGTGAATAAATTACACTCTTTTATATTATTATTGATACAAATATCGATATCTTCTTTCAACCAATCTAAATTATACCATTGAAATGATGAATTAATATAAATTTTATCAACTTCATTATTATTTAATAAATCATATATAACATTTTTCTTTAATCCATTTCCAAATAATGCTGGAAGTCTAATTATTGTAATATTATTAAACTGTTTTTTTATAAATTCTTCAAATAAAAATCTATTTTTGCCATAAGTGTGATTATTTTTATAATCAATTATAGTACTTTCATTTGATTTGTTATTAATAACATTATATATATCTATTGTACTAATTAAAATAACTTTATTTGCAGTAATTGTTTTAAAAATACTTTTAATTTCTTCTATAATTTTATTATCATCATCTGGATTTTTGTTAGCTAACCATTTAACAGCAGGTATACAGGATATGAATATAGTATCAAAAGTTTTACCACTAGCTTTTTTAATATTTTTAGAATTATAAAAATATTTAAAGGTATAATATATATTTAAATGACTACCGACTAGTCCAGTATATCCAAAAATTGCATTGTTCATTTATTTATATATAAGTTGTATTATTTTTAAATATATATAAATACTTATATAATGAAATTAGATTGTGTTTTAACTGCTGTTAATGAAAATAAATTGTATGTAGATTTTATACCATTTTTTATTAAAATTTGGAATAAATTGTATCCAGAAGTTGATATTAAAATTATATTAATAGCAAATGAAATACCAGATGATTTTACAGAATACAAAAGCAATATTATCCTATTTAAACCTATTGAAAATGTATCAACCAGTTTCATTTCTCAATATGTAAGATTACTGTATCCAGCTATACTAAAATATAAAAATGGTGTTATGATAACTGATATTGATATGGTACCAATGAATAAAGTATATTATATAGAAAATATAAGCTCTATAACAAATGATAAATTTATATATTTTCGCGAAAATATATGTCTAAACGCAAACCAAATTGCAATGTGTTATAATGTAGCATTACCAGAAATTTGGTGTGATATATTTAAAATTAATTCTATTGAAGATATTGAAGAAAGATTGGAAAAAGTTTATAATATGATCAATTATATAGAAGGACATGGTAAATCTGGATGGAGTAAAGATCAAGTAGATTTGTATAAACATGTGATGGAATGGAATATAAAAACAGGTAATTTTATTTGTTTGAAGGAGAAAGATACAAAATTTCATAGATTAGATCGAGATACTTTTGATATTAACAATCAAATAATTAGAGATAATATTTCAAATGGAAAATATACTGATTATCATTGTTTTAGACCAATGAATAAATATGAAAATATCAATAATAAAATTTATGAATTATTATAAGTATATATTAAATATAAATAAATATATAGTTATATAATAATGTCTATCCAAATTAAAACAATTTTATCAAATAAAAATATTACCATTAGAGATATTAATATCAATTATTCATCAAATCCAACTAATTATGATTATGAAATTGTAACAAATTTAGATAAAATTGATGAGAAAGATTTAATAGAAATAACTCTAAGAAATATTTTCTCTAATCCTGATAAAAGATACAAAGTTATTCTCAAAGATATTCAATTCATACCACACAATTATACTGAAAATAATGACTATTTTGGAATCATAAATTTTAATAATAATACTATTGAGAAATATTGTTCATATAAACCAAAAAATATCAGTTTTTGTATATATAACAATAAAATTATGTACATTAAAGGTGCACAAGAAAATTTATTACAATACAAAGAGTATAATAAAGAACTAAACTGTATATTTTATATCAGAAATGATGTGCCACTAAATGATGTTAATTATTTAAAAGATAACAGTGCGGAAACAATAAATTGTTGTTATCTTCCAGATTGGTATATGATGTTCACAAGATTTTTACCTAGTGAAAATCCCGATAATGAATTTTATATTTCCAGAGATACTGATTGTAGATTATTAAATAGAGAGAAAGTAGCATTAGAACAATGGAATAATAGTGATAAAAATTTCCACATTATTAGAGATCATCCTTATCATGGTGTTAAAATATTAGGTGGAATGTGGGGAATTAAAAATAAAAATATACCTAATTTAAGAATTTTAATAGCTAATTGGTGTATAGATTATGTATATAATCGAATTACAAATTTAGCATTAACATCTAAAGGTAAAGGTCATGATCAAAATTTTTTGAATATAATTTATTTATTGATGCAAAATGATTTATATGTAAATGATCAATTCTTTAATTTTGAAAAAGATAGAGTTAAGATTGATTATATTCGTACTAATAATGAATTTATAGGTAAAGCATTTGTACTTTAATTATTCTTAAATTATAATTGAATTATAATTTAATTATTTTTTACATAAATATAATTGTCGATTATGTTGTCCCTTATCATCTAAAGATTTATCATATAATATTTTTACGTCTTTATATTTACTTTTAACATATTGTATTTGTTCTAATTGTTGGTTTGAAGAACCATTAGTTTCAATCAATAATATATCACTTATATTATAAATATAATCTATTACATTTTTCCATTTTTTAAGCCACATACACATTGAAAATAAAAATACTATATCAATTTTATCATCATAAAAATTATCTATAAAATTTATATCCTCTTTATCCAAATCAAATTGATAAAATGCCAAATTTGATATTTTCTTATAATTGACTATTCTTGTACCAGCATTTATATTTTTATAATTAAAGTCTAATCCAATACCGTTATTAATTTTATCCGCAAGTGGAAATAACATACCACCTATACAACATCCTATATCTAACACATTCTTATTATTAAAGTCTATCTCTTTTTCAATATATTCCAATCGTTGTAAACAATCTCTTTGACCTCTATAATATTTTCCATCTAAATCAATTGAATGATAGCCAATATCGATGTGTTGTCCACTATATGAGTATCCGGATGATTTTACATATTTAATGATATTTAAAACTTTATTTACATTATTTTCATTCATATTTTTATCCATATTATTATCCATATTATTATATTGATTTAATTTTTCTAATACAGACGTAAGAAATTCATTTATTTTATCAATATTTGCCCACCATGGTAATACATAATATGTATAAAAACCTTCTATATCTACGTTGTAAATTTTATTCTCTTCTACACTATATATTAAATTGTGTAGTGCCCAATCACCACCAATATTTTTACAATTTTGATTCAAACATTTCATTAATTCATCTATTTTAGATATCATATTATTAATAATTTCTTGATCATTTATAGTTATTTCACCATTACATATTTTATCTAATCTGTAACCTTCTATATAATCACATTTATGTGAACCATCGCTTTCTATATCAAAACATTTAATAGTGTATTCTCCAATATATTGATTATCATTTATATTTAGTAGTATATTTTGATACTTATTAAACTCTACTGTATTTTGTAAATATTTTTTTAACTGATTTCCATGAGCATTATTTTTAATTTTTTTATATACTCTTGTCTTATCTTGATTGAGATAAATATGAAATTTTCCAGGAAAACCATTGTCAACATTATTCAATAATGTGTAATTATTATTAGTTGCTATATCTTCCCACCAAAATAATTCTCTTAATTTATCAATATTTGTTGGACAAGCATTGATATATTTGTTATACAATTCTGGTGTAGTATCAACTTTTATTATATAATCTGCAAGCTCTTCTAATGAATTAAAATCTTTTGCATTGATAAATGAGTCTCTATTAAAATATTTATATATATCATCTGTGCCATCATAAATTGGTATAGAACCTGCCAAAAAACAATTGATTATTTTCTCAGTTATATAACCATCTATTATATTATTTTCAAAAGATATAGTAAATTTATAAGGTTTATTCATCTCAACAGCATCATCAAACATATCTAATGAATATCGTTTATCGCTTTCTACGTGATCAACTTTTCTTTTGCTATTTAATACTTGATAGAAGTTATATCTTTTAACAGCATTTTTATATGTTTTATTTCTGAACATATAGTTACAAAATTTTGTTTTATTGTTATAAATATTTTTCAAAGGTTTTAATAAAATATCATAATCACAATTTCTAATATAAAATGTTAATGCTGCCCATGTAATATGATAGTAATAATCACATATAATATAATTGTCTTTTCTGTCTATTACATCTATATATAATTTTGTTTCAATTTTATGTTCATCGTGAGTTTCCAATCTTACGTAAATATCGGAAGGTATATTATTGAATGTAGTTGCAATAATACTATTTGAAATATTAATATTTATTTTATTTTTTGCTAAAAATGCATTTATAAAGGGGATGACAAGTTTAGTTTGTCTATGTTCTCTATTATTTATTATTTCACTCATTTTTAATAATATTAATTATTTAATTTGTATTATTATTACGTATATAAAAATATTCAATAAAATCGTCGTCGATGTTTACATTTACAATTATGAACTCTGAAAACTCTTCTCATACGGTTTAACTTGAATCTTGATAACATTATATATATAATACTTTTATTTTTTATATCATTTTATATTAATTTTTTATAAAAAATTATTGATATAATATATAATATTGATGAATCTATTTAATAAAATATCTGGTTTAGTTGATCAAGAAAAAAAGAGGCGCGCTGAAATTGAAAAAAAAAAACTTGAAAAAGAGAGACAAAATAAATTATTATTTGCTAAACAGAAACAAGCCGAAGAAAATAATAAAAAATATAATAATTTCCTAAATACTTTTAAATATGGTACAATTCAAGAAAATGATAAACATTTTAAAAATATTGGTGCCATATCTTTTGAAGATTGCCTCCAAAAAGCATATTGTATTAATTTATCTGATAAAGATAAAGATATTTGTATAACTGAAGACTATTATCCATATATTGGATGGAATTCTAAAACTGCTAATAAAGGTTACTGTCTTTTAGGCAATGAATATAATGATATTCGGAATTTTAATTACAATGGCGATGATGCTGCGTCTGTATATATTACACCTGTTCGTAATAATAAAGGACATATTTCAGATAATTTATCAAAACGTGAGAATGCAGGTAAAATAAATTTGATAAATAGAATTAAAGATAATTTAGAAACTACTACACGTAAATTATTACATGAAAAAGATAAAGCTAATTTTAAGAGTGATGAAAATATTAAAGATAATTATCAAGAATTAAGTGGTTTAAATAATAAAATTTTAACTATGACACAGGAAATTAGACAAAATACTGGTAAATATATATTAAATGAAAGAGTATCAAATATATTACAAATAAGTGCTATGGTTATTACATTAATTTTATTCATTATGCTAACATACTATACCGTAAAATATGCTAATAATATGAGGGATTGAAAAAGGATGTATATAGAATTTTTTTATATAATGTTATAAAAAAAATGATTACTAAAATTCAGTTAAGATATAATTATTGATAGATAAAAATGGCGGATATGTTAGAGATTATATATAATCAAGATTCTTTCTATCAAATATCTTTTGATGAGAAAAAAGTGAAACCAAGTAAGGAATTAAATCCTAATCAGTTTCATAAAAGTAGTGAATTTATTGAATTTATTGAATTTAGTAAATTTAGTAAATTCAATAAATTTTTCAAATTTTGTACTATATGGGCAAAAAATAATTTGTAAAATAAAAATATTTATAAAATTACTTAACAAATTTTTACCACATCATCCTTAACATCATCCTTAACATCATCCTTAACATCATCCTTAACATCATCCTTAACATCATCCTTAACATCATCCTTAACATCATCCTTAACATCATCCTTAACATCATCCATATTTTCTTCTGATGAAGAAACAGAGTTTTCTGATTCACTATCTATAGAAACATCTTCTACAGAATATTCAGAACTATCATCATCCACATCACTGCTAAAAAAATCAGAATTATTATCAGAAACCTCGCATTCTTTAACTTGTTGAACATCAATATATGTATCAATATTGGCATAAACTTTATCTTCAATTTCTTTATTTCCTTCTCCATGAATATTAATTAAATGTTTAATTTTTTTAACAGATTTTTCATTATATTTTTTATGATCTTTATGAAAACTAATAATTTTTTTTGTAAGTAAAGTTGTCATTTTTCCATCTATTATTTTTCTCTCTTCTTTCATTTCTTCAATCTTGTTTTCATAATCTTCAATATTATCATCAATTTCACAACGTTTATCTTCATAATAGATTATCTTTTTATCTAAATTATTTTGTGAATCTTTATTAAAATTTTTATAGAAAATATATGCAAGAGCAATTCCTGATAATGCTATAAATGGTAACATTTTTATATAATATATAAAAGAGATTATTTTTTTAAATGATATTCTATTATCTATATTTTTATTAAACATATTTTTATTAAATCTATTAAAAATCACTGTGATTTTCAATTTGTTGACCATTTGAATCAAGATCTACTTCTAAAACTGAACTATTTGATTCGGATTCTAAGTCTGAATCATCAAAATGTTCATTATCAAGTCTATTAATTTCATCTGCTCTAATTTCTGCCTCTTTACTTTTAAGTCCGAAACCTTTAATATATTCATTGGAAATAATAGTTTTCCCGAATTTTTTAATCAAGTATTGTACTAACTGTTTTCTTGACAATAATCTTGAAGAAATATTACTCTCAGTATGCCACATTTTAAATTCTCTACAAACTTCACTAATTGTTGTAGTAAAATTATTATTACTTACTCTAATTAACCTTTCTGTAATGAAATCTGAATATGTATCGCAATCTTTCTGGAACTCATCTGTATATTTAGTAACCTCCTTAGGTGGTATAACTCCCTCCTGTTTATATATTTTATAATAGTAAATTAACATACTCATAAATGTTTCACCCCATACTTTCAATTTATTAGACAATTCAGGATCTTTCTTAAACTCATTTTCTGCTACTGGATTATCAACGAATTTACTTGTGAACTCAACAATCTCCAATCTTCTCCAAACACCACCATCATGTGGTGGAACTTCTGGCAATTCATTACAGACTAAGACTATCTTGAATTGTGGTTTGAATTCAACTGGATCTTTGAATAATCCACGTGCCTTAATCTTATCACCACCTGTGTAATATTTCATTAAACCTACATTAATCTTTGCACCCTCCTCTGGTTCATCAACTTGCATAAATCTTTTACCTTTACTAAGTGCTACCTCAGGTGTAGCGGCATTAGATTGCGCCCTTTTTCCCGTGAATAACATAACGTCGAAACTATCTGCGTATTCACCTAATGCCATTGCGTGTAGTTCTAACAGCTTTGTTTTTCCATTGCCACCGATGCCAGTCCAAATCCTGAATTTTTCTTCAGCATTGTGTCCTTGCAGTGTGCTTGCCAATAATTTCATTACATACTGTTTAACATTAAATTTTGGTAAAATTTTATTAAGAAAGTCATTCACATCATCTACTTGTGGATTATTCTCATCATACTCAATATAGTAATTTCCAGTGCTCATTGAGACATAGTCTTCGGGTTCTCCATCTCTAAATTCCAATTTCTGAAGATCATATACACCATTTTCAAAACCAATTAGATATTGATTTTCATCCAATTTGTTGATAAAACCTTTCTCATGGAACAATTCTCTACACTCTCTCATAATATTATCTTTGAAAGCTGTTGTCTTCAATTTAATCATAATATTACTCAACACTTTAGTCTTTTCTTCAAATTCCTGTTTTCTTTTATCTTTCTCCTCGGAAGTTAAATCAGTATCCATATCAATTTTCGCCCATTCCACATTGTAATCACTAATAATTCTGAAATACTCATTCACTAAATTTGTTGAAATCTTCTGTCTTAAACTAATTGCACCATCATCCTCATGCCAACGATGATCTCTAAATTCATACCACGAATTGTATTTAATTGATGCACAAACATGTTGATATTTGAACATCTCAAACATTACTCTCGCAATATCATAATTGGTACAATTCATACTCTTATCAATATAGTATCTGATATCCTTTCTTTTAACAGCCATATATTCATCATAATTATCGTGTTTAGCCCAATAGTATAAACTACCAATCCCTAATTTTTTACCATTATTATTCATACCTCTCATTTTACTCCAAAGTTTTTCGCACTCTCCATCTTTAAATTTAGGATTTTTCTTACTAAATTCAGCCCACAAATTTAATAATTCAATATCATTTTGATTAATATTGTATAGACACCATCCAATTTCCATCCACATATTATAATCATTTGTTCTTTCATTAGATAAAATGTTCAAAAGATTAGAAATTTGCTGCACATCATATTGTGTATTCTGATATTGTTTCATATGTTTTAAAGTTAAAGATGTATGTCTTTTAGTAACTTTTTCAATCTCTTCATATTTAGATTGTTTAATCATAGTTGCATCTTCGATTGAATGTCTACGAATACTGAAAAAACGTGGTAGATCAGAAATACCACGATAATCAACTTCATCCATGGGTATTGAATCTAAATTGCAATCATAAATAGTTACCAATTTATATGGATCACAATACGGTTTCGAACTACCAAACATAAACCAACCATTTTTGCAAATAACAGAGCGATCAATAATATCATTCATTTGATTCTTTGTAGGTATATCATCAAGAATTTTCTCTTCAATACATCTTTTAATAACATTATCTCTAATAATGTATTGAATATGTGGTTCAGAAATAATATATGGAAAAATGATATGAATACCATCTTTAATGTTTCCATTGTATTCATATGGTTCATCTCTTTGAAAAACAAATGCAATTAGATCATCGTTTCTATTATTAATTATAAAACTTTCTTCAATTTCATCAATATAAAATTGTACAATATTTTTAATATGTTTTTCATTAAACTGTCTTTCAGTTACATTTTCATCAAATTTAAAATCAAAATCAATTAATAATGGACTTACTTCAGTATGTTGCTCAATAATCCCTAATTTTTTACCATCATATACTTCAATTGCATATAATTTATGAAATTGTTCCATTTTCTCTTCTGGAATATGAAATTTACCTCTCATTCCACTCCACATGGTGTGAGTAATGGGGGTATCTTCGTCTTTTTTAATACGACAAGATTCCAGAAGTGTTTGTAAATTATCGCTATGTTTCTTAATAGTTAATTTATTTATTTTTTGAGCCATAATTATTTAATATAATAGTATATTTTTTATATGGTATTTTTATAAATGTTATAAGATCTTTTTTTTTCGTTTTTTTTGGTATTTTTACATAATTATGGTAAGAAGTTTTAATTCCTATATATTTATAAAAATTTATTTAATTAAAAATTAAATATTAAATTTTATAAAAAATTGATTTAAATATATAATTTATTAATTAATTTATATTAATAAATGTCAACTAATTCAGTTAAACGTATTTTAAGCGATATTAACTCTTTAACAGAAAATCCATTGGAAAATGAAGGTATTTATTGGTCTGTAAATGAAGATAATATTTACAATATGAAAGCATTAATTATTGGACCTAAAGATACGCCTTATGAAGGAGGCTTTTTCTTTTTCAATTTTAATTTTCCAGAAAATTATCCTTTAGAACCACCAAAGGCAGAGTATCATACATTATATGGTAATGTTCGTTTCAATCCTAATTTATATACAAATAAATATGTATGCTTATCAATTTTGAACACCTGGCATGGTCCATCATGGACACCGTGTAATACGATTACATCTGTTTTAATGTCACTATTAGGTCTGGTATTTGTTCAACATCCATTAGTTAATGAACCTGGACATGAAACTGATCCACCAGATTATTTAGATGCATATGATGCTATTATTGAGCATGAAACATATAGAGGTGGTTGTTTATATATGTTAGAACATATACCAAAAGGATTTGAGGAGTTTAAACCAAAAATAGAAAAATATTTTGTTGACAATTTTGAAAAATATATTACCAGAGCTAAAAACTTGCAAACTAAACGGGAAGGAAGGCATTACTCGGCGTGTTATGGGATGCATTTAACATGTAATTATTCTGATATTATTGATAAAATGAATAAGTTATATTTTAAATTAAATAAAAAAATGCCTGATATAAGCGACATTACAGTAGCAGAATTGCGTAAATTGGCTAAAGAATATAGTGTAGATCTAAGAACAGTAAATAATGATGGAAAAAAGATCTATAAACGAAAAGAGGAATTATATAAAAGTGTTAATGAAGCGATGGTATAATTGTAATAAAATTATTATAAAATATATAAAAATTAAATAAAATTAAATAAAAATTGATTTAAATAAATATTATATTATAATAAAGTACTAAAGATGAAATTTTGCCCAGAATGTGAAAGTATGCTACATTACGCGGAAGAAAGTGAAAAACTCACAGAACGATGTAAAAATTGTGGATATAAAGACATTTGTCAAGATCGTGTAATAGAAACGACAAATTACAAAAAAAGTAATATGCAATCTCTTAATAGTAAAAATTATAGTAGATATGATAATACATTATCAAGAACTATTCATAAAGAATGTCCAAACAATGATTGTCCAAGTAAAAATAATAAAGCATTACAAGAAGCTGTTTTTTATCCAGATTCATTAACAATGAAATTAATATATATATGTACAGTTTGTAATACTCAATGGCAATATAGTTAATTGTAAATTTTATAAAAATTGAAATATAAATATATATAAAAAATATATATTTATTATTTATATAATGGAAAATACTACAATAGATGTTGAAGAAGTACCAGATACAGGTGATTATTTACCAATTGATGAAGAATATGATATAATTGATGAAGAAGAGGAAAAAAAAACGGAATTTTTTGATGTTTCTAAAGAATTGAATCAAAAAGTTGAAAAAATCACAACCCCATATTTAACAAAGTATGAAAAAACACAATTAATATCATTGCGTGCACAGCAATTAAACATGGGAGCAATACCTACAACTGTGGTTGGTAATTTAAAACGTACAGTAGATATAGCTGAAAAAGAGTTATTTGAAAAAAAAATACCATTAATTGTAAGAAGACCATTACCCAATGGAATGTATGAAGATTGGAAAATTGATGAATTAATTATTGAGTAATTATATATACACTGATATAAGAAATTATAAAAAAAATTGAAATATAAAAATATAAATTAAAATTTGTGTTATTTATTCTAACTATGTCAAAAGCGTCTACGAATTCACAGAAAACTGCAACTAACAAAAATTCTAAGAAACCAGCATATAAAAAATCTGTTACCAAAAATAAAGTGGAACCTGTTGAAGAAACGCCTGTTGAAGAAACGCCTGTTGAAGAAACGCCTGTTGAAGAAACACCTGTTGATGAATCATTTGATGAATCACAAGATAAGAGTTCAGAAACAAAACCGTTATCTAAAAAGAAAACAATTCCAACTTTTAAATTTGAAGGTAGTCCTGAAGATGTGCAAAATCAAATTAACGAAATGTTAAAGAATATGACTGAAACACAGAAAGAAGTAAATTCTAATTTTACTCTCTACAAGCATTTTTTGAATGATATGGGAAAGAAACTTGTTGCTGCTCGTAAAAATGAAGAAAAAGTAAGAAGTAAACAAGAAAAGCGTAAATCACGCAATCATCTTTCACCTGTTTTTAAAATTAGTCCTAAACTCGCAGAGTTTATGGGCGTTGATCAAGAAAAAGGGGCTTGTCGTACTAATGCACTTGGATTTATCAGCAAATATGTTAGGGATAATAAACTTAACGGACATATTGAAGTTGATGATGGAAAAGGTGGCAAAAAGGTTGATGGAAGATTGATTGAACTTGATGATAAACTTTCTAAACTTTTCCCTAATCTTATTGAAAGTGGCGAGTATTTGCAATTCACAAGTATTCTGACACATTTGAATAAGAATAATCATATTGGTGCTAAGATAGATGTCCAAAAAAGTTCATCTAACAGTGAAACAGAAGTAGAAGCTTAATTGAAAAGTTTATATTATAATTTTATTATATTTTATAAAATATATGTTACCATTTTATAAAATAGATACTTTAGAGGCTGGAATTGATGAAGCTGGTAGGGGATCTTTAATTGGAGATGTTTATTCTGCAGTAGTAATTTTACCTCCAGAAATAGATTTTACAGTCAATGATTCAAAAAAATTAAGTGCGCGTAAAAGATTAATTTTGAAAGATAATATAGAAGAATCTGCCATTGATTTTACAGTGGCATCTATGAATAATCATGAGATTGATGAAATAAATATCTTAAATGCTACCATTACATCTATGCATAAAGCTCTTGATAAACT